CTCCTTTCGGAATGGGCCCGCCTAGGCGGAACTGCAGAGCTTTTCCACAGTCCCACTGGGGAGAACAGCACCTTCTTTATCGAAGCGACAGCAACTCAGGTTATAGGAAGGCGGCTATCCGCCACTGGTTACTTACTAGAAGTCCTTACGGACCCTAATAGTAAGCCAATAACGGGCTAACCCCCCAACCTATTGGTCAAACGCTAAGAGCAGATGGCTCCTATAACAATGAACTCAGCAAACAATGGTTTTCAACAATACACAACTAATACAGACATAGGTCTGGCTAATTGAGTACTATCTACCGACCACCGCAAGTGAGCGCTACAAAGCTATCGCGAAACGGCACGTTGAATTTGTAACCAAACTTCAGAAAGATAGAGGACCCGTAGGGGCCATATCGATCTAGAAGGCGGTACGCCTTCACATGACGCGCGCTTTAGCAGGGCAGCCTCTCTAGGTCTCGGCTCATCCAGCTGTAGGAATAAACAAGAAGGGATAGCCACGTATGGCGTCCCACTTGTATAACCTACTCCATGGTGATATTTGGGATAAAAGGTTTCTGATGACCTAGTTGGCCTTATCTAGGGGCCTTCCGGGAAAATCAGAACCTAACTAGAAAACGATTACCGACCTCCCTAGGATAGAGAGAACTTCTTACGAAGAACTCCTACCGAAGGTAAGGAAGGTTGTCGAATCATAGTTCCCTCCAATCAACATGGACTGGAAGGCACCACACACTACTTCTAAGGCCGGACCTTGCGGTCAGGCCCTAGATACGTCCGTTTACCAATTAAGTTTGCTCCCTGACTGGTAGAGGAATCACCTCTATACAATCGGAGGAGTAGAGCTTAAGAAGTATATGGAACTAGTAAGTGAGCAGTGGTCTGGTCATATCGAACACTCATATCTAACAAAGTAGAAGTTTCCTTCCACCTTGAGAAGATTAAGTGTCGTCAATGATCCAGAAGCCAAGTCGAGGGTCATTGCCATCCTTGACTATTGGTCACAAACAGCTCTTTAGCCACTACACGAAGGTTAGTTAGACCTTCTTCGTGGACTGAAGGCTGATGCAACCTTTAATCAAGGAGCGCGCCTAGGACAAATCCAAGCGAGGAGTTATTTCCATAGTATGGATCTAACTGCTGCAACTGACAGGATACCGATCGAATAGCAGGAACAAATCCTTACTATTCTGATAGGTCCTGAAAGAGCCCAAGCTTGGGTGCAAGTGATGACCAAACTACCATTCGCATACAGAGGAAGTCAAGTTCCTTACGGAACAGGACAACCAATGGGTGCTTATAGTAGCTGGCCCATGCTTGCCATCACCCACCATGTCATTGTGTTGGTAGCAGCGGAAAATATCCACTACTCCAACTATATGATATTGGGAGATGATGTTGTCATAGGAGATGACTCCGTAGCTCAACGCTACAGAGAAATCATGACCACCTTGGGAGTAGACATTTCAGAGCAGAAAACGCTTGTGTCTCGCGACACTTACGAATTCGCAAAGAGATGGATACACCAAGGGTCTGAGGTTACTGGAGCCCCGATGAGAGCACTCTTAGATCTCGAAAGCAACATTTCTGCTGCAATCGGTTTCTTCGATGCACTCCAAAGGTTCTGGAACTCCTCAACCTAGGGATCCCGTGCAGTGATTGCCGGCCTAGTACAGGCAACCACCTCAAGTCGTAAGGTACAACACTTACTGACTATGAGGCTGTACGAAGCCCTGCTGATTCCCAACAGCCAGGATAGTGAAATAGTTCGTGACGAGAAGGCACGTTAGTGCTTTCAAGTCCTAGCTAAATCCTACCTGGGCTGTACGGTCTCAATGGAAAGAATATGGCTGGTGATGAACCAGATCATACCTACCATCAAGATTGAATCAGCAGAGAAGGCTCTCGTTGCTACTGTAAAGGGAATCAACGCTTACGCGGAGAAACTCTAGACAGGAACAACAGGATGCGCTACTGCCATCGCGCCCGAGGCCATACCGAACCACCCCGCTATCAAGTCTTCGTCACTTTACGTGGCTAAACTTAATCTCGAGGTTGGGCGATTGAGTGACCTTTGGACAGGATGTCGAGAAGAAGAAATTCTAACCTCGCCACCGGTCCTGGGTTTCAATCCCCTGGTTTTGGTACAAACCAAGCGTGATCGGGTACTCCACGGAGAATCTCTAAAAGTTTCAAAGAAATTTAAGGAGACGATCCGGAAGTATCTTCGCGAGCGCCAAGTTGCTCTCACCTAAGTGAAAGGTAGTTGGTCAGTCATGAAGCCGACCTCCACTCTGCAAGTGGTTAACTAGCAGCGGG